TAATTTGTGTTGTTTCGTTAAAATTAGCACCAGGATTATTCCTTGATTTCATAGTAAAGGACACATCTGGATTAACACTCGTAGATCCGTTGAATGTAATGTCTGGAATAACTTGTTTTAAAAACAAGAACTTATCGCCATCTCCTATGTCAATAGCTGAAGACTCTATGAATGATGTCATAGCAGATCCATCATCGTCAAACCCTACCTCATGGTTATAAAGATATTGATTACCAGTGGCTTGTGGTAGATTCCTGATACCTCTATCAAGCCATGCGTCTCTTGCTAATGTTCCATAATACCAAACTTTTTCTAAATAATTATAGGCAACGTACTTATCTATTTCTGTTCCAGCGGATGATGGATAAAACCACAAGATCTCACTAAATTCAGAATTAAGTCCTACATGCACCTTGTCTCGTTCTTCAAAGTTAAAATCTAAAAACACTTTGTCTTTGACTGTGCATGGCAGTTGTACAGTTTGACCACCAGAATATACATAAAATGTATCTACGCCCATCCAAAAGACTGCATCTTCAACAGCTATTGCAGAGAAAGGACTCATAATAGTTATGTTTTTTGACAGTTCTTGCAAACCAAACGTAAATGGTGGACCTATGAACTTCATAGCGTGTAGTGTTTTATTAGTGAAGACGAGTATCTGTTGTTTTGTTTCAACAGCTTGTACAAAGGTAGATCCACCACCTAACCTTAAATCACCTGCTGTATTTGTAGCAGTTGGAAAAAAATCTACTGGATTTTCTTGTGAAGAAAAACGTATCAATAAAGGATCTTGCACACCATTGCCTTGTGTAGCAGACGAGTTTGCACCCAACCCATCACAACCAAACACGATAACATGTCTATCTTGGTCTGATACAAGAACTTGTTTAGCAATAGTAGGCACACTCGTTTCTCCAGAATATGTGCTTGTTGCACTAAGTTCTATAGCTCTGTTACTTAAACCATCTGTTTTATCCCAATAAAATAATCCACCATCTCTCGGATTAATAATTAAATCTTCTCCAAAATTATCGTGTGACCACAATCTTATTTGTGCTCCAGAAACCGTGACACTTGCTGCATTACCCCATCCAACAAAGTCATTAGCAGAATCTGCATTACCAACTGCTAATCTAACGAGTGTATTATCTGCATGTGTTGCTGCATCTGTGCCACTTGCACCTCTGGTTGATGGACCTCCACCAGTACCCAAGGTGTTAGAACTTATTGTGCCAACTGTAATCAGTTCTTCTTCTATTAATATTAAATCACCAGCCGTGATGCCCGTTGCACTATCCACATCTATTGCAGTTTCACTTGCGTCCAAAGCTTCTGCTAGTTGTGTTGCTAAAGCACCAGATGTTGTACCACTCCACTGACCAGCACCCCAACCAGTTCCACCAACTGTTACATCTAATCCGACATTTATTTGATAAGCACCTACAACACTACTACCACCATTACCAGTGTCAGATGAATTAGCTGCCACACTTGATGTAATTGTATAAGCATTAGAACTTATCAATGATGTTATTTGAAACTCTGCATTTAATATTGTAGCTGTGATTGTACCACCCAAACTAGATGCACCAGAAAAGGTTACAAAGTCTTTCTCATTTGCACCATGTGCTGGATCTGTAACAGTTATTGTTGTCGATCCGTTTGTAGCTGCAAAAGTTATATCACCTGCACCTGTGGTATTTCTAATGGGTGTTATGTCATTAAATGTCTGACCTTCTTCTATGTAATATTTAAGGTGTGTGCCAATGCCCATAAAATCAGAACCATCAAGAGCCACCCAGTTATGTAATCTTCTAGCACTACCTAAATACTGATTAGGACTGTATTTTTCCCAACCACCAAACTTTTCTGGAAAACCAAACCTAAATC